CTGAGAGGGATTTCGTTTGTGTTGTATCCCTCTTTGAAATACTTCTTAAGCGTATCATCTTTCTGGTACTCCAGTTCTCTGCGCTGGGCGCAAGCATCCAAGCCTAGTGGTTCTTTCTGCCCACGTAGCAATAGATACTCAGCCAGCATGGTATCATAGATTGCCCCATCATATGTATAGCCACACTCCCACAGCCACATCAAGTCGTGCTGTGCGTTGTGCATGATAAGCAGGGTGGTCATGTCTAGGATAGACTGTAGTACCTTCCTGCCATTGCCACTGTTGTCTTTGTACTCTGCGTGATCAAGCGTAATGATATGCTCATTCTTCCAATCGTCTACGTCAAGCACACCTACCTGTACAAGTTGGTTGCCTGGCTCAAACGGATCAAGCATTGTCTTGCCATCACGTTTAGTAACAGTGTTCTCTACATCCAATACGTTACGCAAGGTACTGACTCCGTGCACCATCTAACTCACAGTGTACCACACCATGCCATCCACCTTTGAGTTTATTCTTAGCGATATTCAAGTGACGCTGATTGCTTTCCTCTTCATCCTGACCTTCAACGATCTGGTTCTTAGAGATCAACACCATCAGGTCTGCCTCTGCTGCCTTACCTGTCTTACTTCCTTCAAGCATAGACTGGTCAACGTGTACCTTACCTTCAGCTACAGCAGATAGCTGTGACATCCAGATGATTGCACACTTGTATTGCTTGGCGATGTTACGTGCATGGATAGCTGCCTCTTTCAGGTAAACATCGGACTTGTCACTTGTCTTGCTAGCAAACTTATCACCCATGTCTAGTACTACGATGTCTGGCTCATATGCTTTGACGATAGCCTCAACCCATGACATATCTTTACCTGTGCTATCCTTGATGTAGATGTTCTCTTTGACAGGCTCGTAGCGTAAAGCAGCGACAGGCATGTTAGCTTTGACTTCATCCATGCTCATGCTAGTAGCGGCACTAAGGTAACGTGCACCTACACGCTCATAGCTTTCCTCATTACAGAGGATCATACACTTAGCACCTTGGTGTGCAAAGCCATCTGGTGCAGCAATGGTGCTAGCGTGGAAGCTTGTCTTACCTGTGTTGGGACGTGCACCCACGACGACGAGGTGTCCACCACTGATGCCTTCAACCTTACGACGAAGAGATGGTATGTTCCACTTCCACTGTGACTGGATGTCGTTAGCTTCAAGTAGAGTTTCGATACTGATGTCATCCCAGTCAATCTTGAGGTTGGGCATGAAGTCATCTTGATAGTTCGACAGTAGTTGACGCAGAGGTTCAAGCGTTTGTTGTGTACCGTTAACGTAGTCAAAGCCAAGGTTAGCGATCTCTTCTCCAACAACCTGTTGGAATAGCTTTGATAGTACGTCATCTGCGATTTCCTTGTTCAGCGGATTCTCTCTTGCAATCTTACGGAACAAATCACGGTATGCTTCTTTGTTGGCAGTAGTCATGCTGTTGTTGTTAGCATAGAACAGTGCCTCTAGTTCTGATGGGGTTAAGTCCTTCTCATATGTGTTCATCGCATAGTCTAGCGTCTGCTTGATCTTGCGTACATCCTTAGTGAATATCTTATCAGGACAGCGGATACCTTTGTGGTTATCGTAGAACTCTTTGTCTAGTAGAGTACGAACCAATGCTAGTTCCATCATGTGTGTCTCCTCTGGTTGGACTAGGCGTACTCTTTCTTCTTAGTGTACTGCCTATCCTGTATTTCCTTCTGTAAGTATGCGATCTCACATTGGATCAACTTACGCTCATATGCTTCAAGCTTAGGGTGTTGTAGCTTAGCTTGCCATTCTTTTAGTTCTTCTACTAGCTTACTCATACGATGTCTCCTTCACTCCACTTGTTATCCCAAGAGTCTTCATTGTATGTTTCACTTAATGCCTTATCAAAGTTCTTGTCAATGATGTAGCGGCGACATGCTTCTAACACTTCGTCTACACTCAGGTCAACATACACATAACCAAGCGGTACACGGTTATCAACTATTGCTGTCTTTGGGGTTGATGAATCTTGCATAGAATGCTCCTTCAGGTGACTTAAGTGCAGCCATAATATCTAGTAGCTGCTGATATGTAATTGATATAATCTCGTGTCTGTTTAAATCATTAACAAACTGACGAAGAAATACTATGTCGTCATCCGCAATTATAACTTCGATGTCTTCGCATGTATCAGTCTCATCTAGTGATGTAATGATAGATGCATCGGATTCAAACTCAACTGTGTACATTATTCTGCATACTCCATCAGTGCATCCCACGATACAGGGTACAACTCTGCCATCTTACTGCTAATGTTATCTGCAACTAACCGTGACTCGTATTGGGTGTCACTGGTGCAACGTAAACGACACATCTTAGCAAAGGCGAACAGTGTACCTGACCAGTACCACTCTGTCATCATAGACTGTGGTAGTACCATACGTGCTTGCTCTTCACATACACCTAACTCTAGCATACGGCGATAGGTACGTGCTGCACCCTTGGTCAGTTGCTCATACTTATTCGCTACAGGCTTACGTTCTGAACTACCCATAAGGCCACCGCTGCCTTGCTTCTTATTCTCTGCTGCTTCACGCCACTGAGGGGCATAGAACTCAGGCTCAGTCTTTACGTAACGTCTACTGATCTCGTTCCACGGCATGTACTCGTGCTTGACTAGCTGACGTGCTACAAACACTGGAGCTTTGACATGAAATGTAGTGAACGTGTGGTTGAAAGGTGACTTGTGCTTATGCTTAGCCAAGTACTTGATCAAGCGATCATCCTTGTGCTGCAATACCTTCGGCTCACCCATGTGTACACGTGGCATGTAATCACTCTTCTTACCAAAGCTAACACGTGCAGCATTAACTACAGACAAGTCATCACCCATGTGATCTACGTAAGTTACTTCTATCATTCTTCTAGTATCCATTCTTCTTTTACAACAGATTGATATAGGCTATGCCCTGTGTCATCTAACGTTAGAGGGTTACAGAAAGGGGAACCCCATTGATTCCATCCATCATCTAGCTTTTCTTGAATGATCTTATTAAGTGCTGCTGCACTATTAGCAGACAACAATTCATAGTGTTTCTTCTTCATCTCTTCAATCATGTCATCTCCTTAAGTTTAATTATATCTGTCTCTAACCTATACTTCAGGTCATCGTCAAGCCTTAATGCTCTTGTGTCTAACCCTGTCCATGACTCTATCTCTCGCTTGTATGCCAAGGTCTTGTGTGCAGCATCAGGGTCTAACGCTACGATAACTCTGTAAAAACCATCTAAGTGTTGCATTTGTGACACACCTAATGACGTGCCTAGTATAGCCATACCTGTCAAACCTGGAACTAGTTTGGCTGCTACTACTGCACTGATTACATCCTCTACCAGTATGACTACACCGCTTGGCCTACCTACTACACGTGTATATACATCAGCCTGACCAGAGTAGCGATACCATTTAGGTATAGCACCATCAAGTGCACGGCCTACGCCATCAATCAGTCTACCCTCATGTCGTATAGGGAACACAGTGCGTCGATCCTTTACGTCATACATCAGGTCTTCATTATCCAAGCCCCACCTACGTACAAACTTCTTGTGTAACATGTGCTCTGCGCTGGGTGTCACAACAAACTCAGGCCATGCAATCAGTTCAGCTTCCTGTTTGACTGGCTTATCACGTGGACGGATACGCCCCATGATTTCCTCTGCTGTCATACCTGTAGATGTAGCACCCTTGATCTGACACCCTAGCTTGTAACAGTTGTAGACTACAGTGCCATCCTCTTTGGTAGCAGTGAATGTGTTCTTACCACCACACCAAGGACAGGTAGCACGATGTGACATTCCTTCTTTAAGATCAAGGTCTAGCACGTACTTCTTAATGTTGTTATTCATCTCTGTTTCTCTTAGCTAGAGCATTCTTAGCACCAGTAAATGTGTTGACCATGTAAGGTTTGACTGAGCCAGGATCAGCGTGACCACTGACTTGCATGATCTGTGCTAGGTCAGCACCACCCTCTACCATTTCAGTGATAGCAGTGCGCCGTAAGTCCATCGCTGTGATAGTCTCAGGTAGACCTGCTGCATCTTTAACCTCATTGATATGTATAGCTACCTGCTCTTCAGGGTAAGGCACATAGGCTCCTGCCACTGGTCTAGTCTTGGGTGCTACGTACTGTTGGAACCCAAAGTCTAACTCTTGTTGTTCTAACATTTGTTGTAACCCTTCAGGGATAGGCAAGTGTACATCAGCACCACGTTTACTTTGTGTCAGATCAACACGTCTTTCACTTAGGTTAACCTTATCCCACGTAAGCATACGCATATCACCTACACGCTGCGCCCACTCGTATGCCATGTGCACGATCAACCCAATGCTGCGCCAACGAAAATCAGAGTATGCAGTGTCTAGGAACTGATGCACCTGCTTACGTGTCCACTTAACTTTGCGTGTACCATCCTTCTCTGTCTTGATCAGTCTGACTGGATCGTTCTCCATGATGTCTAGTCTCATGCAATACTTCCATGCAGTACTGAGTGCAGCCTTGCGATAGTTAGCTGTACGTACACCTGCCTTGAGCCACTCTTGGTATGCCAAGTTGGTATGCTGTGCCTTGAGTGAACGTGCACGGTACTCCTCTAAGCGTCTACCTAGTACACGTGTAGCTCTTACGGACGACAGGTGCTGCTCGTACTGCTTCTGTGTATTGCCTGTCAGTCTAGCGAAGTGATCGCTGTGCAGGTAGAAGTCTATGATCTCACCTACAGATGCTGATCTCTTGGGTAGTACTACCATTTTCTCCTCACTTTCCAGTATGCCCAACACTCTACACAATGACCTTTACCTAGCACTAAGTCAATGAAGTATACGATGTTAGGCTTCCCCTCTTTCTGCCATTGGTGGTTCCTTGCGCTGAACGTCTGATTGTTTTGACCTCCTAGTAGTACGTTTATCAGTACGCTCAGTGCTGTCATTACTCTCTTTAGGTAAATTGCCAACCCAGTGTGTCGCCTCGTCATGTGGATCATCCTCCTCAGTCATAGTAACCAATATACACTAAGAAGATATAGATGAATGGCGAAAATAGATAGAAGTAGATTAACCCTTCAATGCATCGGATACCAAACGTCACCATTGTCCATGCTCTCCTTAACGTGTTTTAGTTCTGCACGTAGATGTTCGACATCATCATACTGACCCATCCAATCTGCATCATCAATCTCCTGCTGTAACTCATTGTGATAACGATGGATGTTCTTCAAGTTTTCTACATTGTATTTAGGCATAGTGTTCCTCCACTTGTGCATACCAGTTCTTGCTCTTAGTTGCTAGCTTGTATGCCTCTGCTCTGTTACCTGTGCTGTACCAACAGATAAGTTTACCATCTGTGTCAAAGAATTGTACTCGGTATGTCATTGCTGTGTCTCCTGTAGTAAATGATAGCGTGTATAACGTTGGCCTGTGACTGGGTGAGTTTTGCGTACAGCGTTGAACTTTACGCCTAGCTCTTTCAAGTCCAGAATGCGGCGTGGCAGTGACATGATGTTGTAATCCACGATAGCTTCACGATTGGTGATGCTGCCTACAGTTTGTAGGTGTTTCATGATTGTGTCTAGTTGTTTAGTTTTAGCCATTAGTTTGTCTCCTTCTGTTCTGCTTTTAGTTCTGCCACAATGTTGATCAACGTGTCAACACTTTCTTTGGGTAGCCAAGTTACTTCACCTGTCGTACCGTTACGCACTTGCATTTCACCTGTGGTAAACAGGCTTGCATACCACCCTTGACCAAGGTACTGTGTTTTAATTAGTTGCATCTTCTATCTCCGTTACTTTAAAGTCACTGTCGTTTAGTATTTGCTCTGCGTCCATCTCTCTTACTTTTGTCTCAGCTTCATATTCACTATTAGCCTCAACCTCGTATGAGTTACGGATAGTTACATAAACTGTATATGTCATACTAACTCATCCTCCTTTACGTTAGCTTCGAATACTGCACGTGCAAACCCTCGTGGTGTAGCACTGCGTATGTCTTTAGTGCGCTGGGATTTACCGCCCAACTTTAGGTGTTGCTGACTGTATCCGTCAGGCTTTTGTGTCGGACGTTTGGGTGGCATAGTGAAGCCTCCACCTGTCCATAGGCACGTCTTCTTGGTGTATGCATCCTTGGGTGCAATGTAGTCAGGCCACCGTGGATGCTCTGCCTCTGCGTCAGGGATGTACTCGCCATACTCATAAGGGTGGAACGAGTAGTTAGGCTTGCGCCACAGCGTAGCTAGTCGAGACACAGGGTTCTCTATGAAGTATGGAATGTCCAGTGACTCAAAGAGTGATGCACACCACCGTGCATGATTGCTAGCACGTATCTGAAACTCTGGATCGGCTGCACGTTTACGCTCGAAATGTGCCGCACCTGATACAGCTAGATCAGTACAGACAGGGAATGCCATGCCGAATACTACATCTCTGCCTGTGAATGTACTTTGCAGTGATGCAATAACATCAAGGTTATGCAGATCAGCATTAACATAGCGGATCAAACCACCACTATCATAATGTGTTATGCTTAGTGTGTTTGGATCATGTTGAATATCAAAGGCATAGCAAGTGTACCCTGCTTTTGCCCAAGGCTTGAGTGCCTCGCCTGTGAAGTCATACAGTGATAGTACGATACCTTTAGTCATTGTGTTGTCTCCTCTATTGATCCAAACCCTGCGAAAGGCATAGCAAGTGTACCCTGCTTTTGCCCAAGGCTTGAGTGCCTCGCCTGTGAAGTCATACAGTGATAGTACGATACCTTTAGTCATTGTGTTGTCTCCTCTATTGATCCAAACCCTGCGCCGTTACCTTCTTCATCTTGGCACAATACAAAGTTAACCTTTTGATTACCTAACTGTAGCGTGAACGTAGGCCAATCGTCAAAGCCATATTCGTCTTTGATAAAGTTAAAACCTACGATCTTTGCTCCGATTAGCTGTGAGTAATATTTGTTAACGTTCATTTGCTTAACCTTTCCTCTGCGGCATCACCTGCCTGTTTGATCTTAAGTAGTTTCTGCATGTCGTTTGGCAGATATACACCATAAATATTGATTATCTTTCGCTTGTCACGCTGTCTTGCATCAGTGTCTATAATTGTTTGACCAGTGTGATCTAATAGCAACACGTGACCATCAACACGTATGACATAGGACAGCGCACCTTCGTTATGCTTAGCAAGCTTTGCTCTTATGCTGCCCACGGTGGTGCGCCCACGTATGACACGCAGTTTGCTTTTCACGCTGCGAAAAGACCAAAGCTTGCGTATCGCTCTCTGTAGATCGCCCCACGTGTGCAAGTAACGTGTTTCATCTTTAACGCCCAGCGCATTAGCTACAGCCATAGCGCACATGTTCTGGTTGGGGTTCTGTTTGTTATTGCTTGTAAGCTTTAGCAATTGTCTATCCATTGTGTTGTGCCTCCTATGATACTCTGTTTGCGTATATGTAATAACACGCATGTTCATTATCTTTATAACCATCGATAAACGCTATGTGTTTCCCATTAAGCTTTATCTCTACTGTGAAACCATCGCTTTCTAGCAGCGTTTTTGCCCTATCAATCGCTTTCTTGCGTGATGTAAAATAATATATTGGACGTTGACCTGCTTCGTTCATTGACCATACTTGTTTCATTTTATTGTGCCTCGCTCTTGTTTAGTTCTAGATTTGTAAGAATTGCTACATGCTCTTGCGCATCTTCTAATGTTTCATAGCAAGTTTTTGCTAGTCCATTGACGTACAAGCGATACTTGTATGCGCTACCACGTTTTTGTTTTAGCGGTTTAATCTCAAAGCTTTTCATTGTCTCTACTCCTACTTAGTCGTTTTTACTTGGTGTTGTTCTGGTGCATTGGGGTTTACTTCTAAACGTAAACCACCTAGGGCATCACGAACTGTTATTGTGCCTAATTGTTTAGATAGTTTTATCGCTTGCTGTTTCGCTTCACGCATAGAGTAAACTATGTCTAAAGCTTGCCCACGATCAAAACCTTGATAGATATAAAATGAACGCATTGTTGTTACTCCTATTAGTGTAATGGATATGAAATGTTTGACACGTCTTTTGACCAACATGCACGACAATCACCGCAGTGTCCGAAATCCTGCTCTTTCTTTTGCTCTTTAGACATTAATGCAAAAGTATCGTGATCAATAACCGTGTTATCTTTGTTGGTGCGATACGCTAAACACTCTTTACCGTATACCGTTTCACCGTGTCTATGAACTGTTGACGTGTTAACGTGTCCTGCAATTGGTTTATCGCCTATCATTGTTGCACTAACACGTATGACAAGATTGTCTGGTTCTTGTCCATATTGCTTGCGGTATTCTTTAACAATCTTTGCTTCACGTGTTGGCAACCAATGGCGAATGTCTGGTGTTTCTTTTGCTGTCATTACAATAGCGTGTAGCATTGCGATACTTTGCAGATCACCGCTGTCAAACCAACGGTGTTCATAAATGCCAAGCTTGGCGCAACCACGTTTGATCTGAAACGCCATTTGTTTAGACCAAAGCTTGGGATTGTCATTGATAAGATTAACAGCCTT